GGCACTGACGGAGGAATAGTCACCATAAGTGATGCGGCGACTTCCGTAACTAAAAACACCAAAATGACCACGGGCCTGACCATCAACCAGGGCGTGGCTGATGACGAGATACTGGCGTTCAAGTCCTCGGACGTTGGTCATGGCATGACTACCAAGGCTGAAACTGATACATATGCCGCATTCAAGAAAGTACATATTACAGGCGGCGGGTTATCTATAGAGACGTATCAGGATGTTGCGGCTGACACAATACCATCACTACAGGTTATTGCAGCGGCGGCGCAAGCAGATGATACGCATGACTCACCTAGTTCTTGGGGGGTAATTCAGTTTGATGCCCGGTTAAAGGATGGAACTGGCACTGGTCCTATGGCAGGAGATGACAATATATTTGTGGTTAAAAATAATACTAATACGATGTTTATAGTTGACGGAGAGGGTGACTTATTTGCTAATGGCTCTGCCGCTACAGTTTATGACGGATTCGATGACGCCCATCTAGTCAGGGCGTTGGATATAGCTAAAAATTCCAAGGATTTAATCAGGGACGATTGGGATAGCTTCCTCAAATACGGGGAGGACAAGCTGGTGGAACTCGGCATACTCGGAGCCAAGATAGATGATGGCGGTCTAATCAACGTGACCGGACTCCAGAGGCTCCACAACGGCGCAATCTGGCAGGGATATGTTAGGCAACAAGAGATGCAAGAACGTATCAACACACTGGAATCCAGGCTTCTGGCAATCGAAGGAGCGTAACTCATGGCAACAGGCGACACCGTAATTTCTATAGCTGTCGAAGGGGGCGTGACCAAGTCAGTCACCCTCGACTCGGCCACTAGGGTGCTGTCCCGTGCGAACGTGGTGGCACAGAATGAGGACATCGACACCGACGCCGAGTGGCAGGTCTTCGAGGTCAACAAATTGGCTAGCGTGATATTGGCTCAGGCCAACAGTCAGGCTCAGTCCGCGGCCTCTTGGACGCCCAAGACATTCACGGCGGCAAGTTAGGAGTTTAGATATGACAAACGACGAAGCGCTGGATATTCTAGCCGCGAAAAGGTCAGCGGCAAACGCGGCGATTAACGGGCTGAACGAGTACCGTTCCCAATCGAGCGATTGGAAAACCTCTGTAGCAACTGCAAAAATGGCAGAAGTAAAAGCTAATGCTACTTCAGTTGGTGCAGACATCGATGCATGGGATGGCACGGACCCAGCTCCGGAGTAGAAATTGGGACCTAGTTACGAATTCCCAGTAGTAATAAGTCGTGTTGTCGATGGGGATACTGTCGATGCTCGTATTGATATTGGGTTTAAAATCATATACGAAGAACGTATTCGTCTCCTTGGGATAGATACTCCTGAATCTTTCACCTCTAATAAGAAAGAAAAGGTTCTAGGTCTAGCAGCCAAAGAGAGAATCAAAGAGTTAATTTCCCAAGCTAATGCAATACCTCGTAAACGTGGTAGAAAGGATGTTGTTCTTAAAACATCAAAAGATGGGAAGGGAAAATTCGGGAGAATTCTAGGGGAGATCTGGATTAATACCAACACTGGAGATGGTGTTAATATCAACCAAGTCCTTATCGATGAAGGTCATGCTAGATGGTATATGGGCGGTAGCAAAGATGAAGTAGGTGAGTGGACTGTTGATACAGGTTGTTCCCATAATCATAAGGGTAAGAAAATGACTAGGGGTCGTAAATGTGATGGCACTTGGACTAAGTGGACTCCTAATGGATATATCCCACACGATGTAGACGTAGGGATTTAAAATTGGAACCTACAATCATAGCTAGTTTCATCACTGTTTTATCTCTAGTAATAATAGCCCTAGGCAGTGTATTCTTTAAATTTGGGCAATTGACAAGTTTAGTTGAAGCTATAAGAAGGGAGAATACTCGTCGTCATGATGATATAAGAAGAGAATCTAAAGAGAGATATGAGGGGATTCAAAAAAGGCTAATACGACTTGAAGACTATTTCATCGCTCGACTTTCAGGTGATGATTAAAGGGGCAAAAAAATGAAGTGGATCAAATACACGGATGAAATTGAAGACGCCGCTGGGAATCCAATTGTGATTCCTTCTATGGATAGAAAAGCAAATAGAGCTTGGGAAGATGCTATTCAGAAGGAACGCTCCAAAGCTGTAAGAATAGCACAAGAATCTGGAGTAGCAGATATCCCAATGGATCTGCCACCTCGACCGTTTACTACAGCAACGTTCAGAGATTGTCTTATCTACTTCCACAATAATGGAACGTGGACTAGGGATGAAAATGGAGCTGTTACCCAACAAAGAACAGTTGAGGAACAGGATTGGGATTTGCAAATTGTACGTGCAATGCAGAACCCTGATGTTGAAAGGTCTCTGATAAAATTAGATGACCAAGCTCTAGAATGGTCACTTGACTGTTTGAAAGATGAAGGCATCAAAGCCTTCAGAGGAACAGTCCCAGCTATTCTTCGAGAACGTCTTAGTGGAGATAATGTACTAGAAGGGGAACCAACGCATGGCGGACAAAACTTCTGAGGTTTCAGATGGTGATGCGCTCCTAATTGCTCAGTACAATGACTTGAGAGGGGAAGTCCTTAATCCATCTTTTCCTATGAATAGAGTAGGATCTTCCCTCTCATTTGCTGGTGTAAATGGAGCTAGTGATGGTATATCAGTAACAAGTGATGGGACTCTCCAATCCGCTGTAGTTTACACAGGGGATATTACCTCCTTTGAAGTCAGAGCTAGTGTTGCTGGATCAGCTAGTTTCTATCTTCCATCAACGATATATGCTAAGTTTACTGTTCCGTGGGAAATGACGATAATCTCGGGCCTTGGCACTACTTATGCTGGAAATTCTAGTTTTAGTGGTTTAGCTCATGCAGGTGATGTTGGAACTACTCTGCCTATCGGTACATCCCATAACTTTGCTGGAGTAAGGTGTAATTCTTCTGGTGTACATTTCGTAAATGGCAATGGGACTAATGAAGCATCTACTACGTTTACACCAGCGAATCCTGCTGCTTCATTGCATAATTGTTCTATTAAATACAATGGCACAAACTTGAAGTTTTATAACAATGGGACTTTAGTAGCAACACATACAACCTATTTGCCAACTGTTAGTGGTAGTCCTGTACCTTACCACATTGGAGATAGTACAGGTGCTGGATCTGCCCAAGATAATTCTTTCTACTTTGGATCTATCTACAGAGAAGAAATAGGTGGAGCATGAAAATACTTAAAAGTATTGATTCAACAGTTTTATACGTTTTAATAGGAAAACAATTTACAGTTAGAAGCAATCCAGGCATTTTTGAAATTACTCCTAAAGAATCCTTAACTAGTGAAGAACAAACAAAACTAGACTTAATAGTTTCTAGCATTATCGGTTATCAATTAGATGATGTTAGAGAACTTGCCGCTATTGAAGATATGTACGATAACAATAATATCATTCCAGTAACGCAGAGAAATGTAGATGGCAGCCCAATCGAGTGAAGATCGAATACTAGAATTAGAACGAGAAGTAATTGAACTTACTTCACGTACAAAAACTACACTTACTGGAAGTCAATTTCTCACAATTGTATTAATCGGACCGTTGTTCCTAGCTTTCGTAACACTAGGTGTTTTAATAGTCTGGAAGACAACTTCAAAACCTGCAGAAATTGCTCCGCACCTTGACATAATTTTAGTAGCGTTCGCAATCTTCGCTAATCCAGTTACAGCGGCTAGCGCTGTAATAGTGGGAATTATGCAAGATGACATGAAGAAGAAGAGTGATGAATAAGAAATCTCCTGTAAAAATCTCATTAAAAGTACCTACGCTTAATTTCAAACTTGGAAGACTTGGTACATTTAAGTTTCCACAGTTTTGGAATTTTAAGGTTCCCATACCTGGGGGAATCTATATGGGTGGTGGGAAGTTAATTGTTGGCTCTTTAGCGACTGTTTCTCTGGGGTTTATAGCTTCGCTGTTTGTCTTAATTAGTTCAGGTGACCAAGAGATAACATGGCCGATGTTAGGTGCATCTTATGAAGCTCCTAGTATGATTGGTAGTCCTGTAGTTGATCGAGAGTTTCCGGAGGATAGATCCCAAACGCTACAAATTAATCTTCCATCTAATATTCGATTGGATGAAGTTAGCTTTACGAATGTTTCTCTAGGTAAAAATGGCATCACAGATGCTTTCCAGATACAAGGCACAAGCACATCGGACATGATAACTATTGATACTTTAACTATCAAAAATAGTGAGTTCCCCACTATGGATTGGGCTAATGGAGATATCTATACATTAACTGCTACATCAAGTGTAATTGCCGCTGGTCATACATTCGAGATGACAATGGCTAGTACAACTAACGATGTAGTAATCGGATCAGGTAGGGGAGCCACTAGTTATATAGCAAAAGATATGACAGTTGACAGGATTTTAATCACCCAATCCAATACTGGTGGAGATGTCTTAATAGCCAATATGACATTAGACGGAGTAAAAGCTTGGACGGGGGCTTTTAATGCTGATTATTTTGAAATAGGAAGACTGATTTTAGAAAATGTACGCATCGGTGATGATGGTGATATCAACTCAGCAGATTTTGTAATTAACAGTAGTGTAAGTGTTAATACAGTTAACGATGGAGTACTTGAAGAGCCAGTATTTATAAGGTAAAAAATTATGAATTTACGAGATTTTTTTGGGAAAATACGTCCTCAAATCTTCTTATCTCTGTGTATTTTGGGAGTAATCGCTTATGTCGGAATCCAAAATGATCTAAATGAAATAGCTGTTGGATGCATTGCTGGGATAATTGCGCTAGCCAAAGATGTATTACAGTCTGATGTTTAAATGATTTGTCCTAGATGTAACTCAATTCTCCAACAAAACTATATTACTGAACCACCACTATGTGTTGCTTGTGGATTCGAAAACTATACTCACCCACTACCAAAGGAAAAAAAACATCGGGATAAGTTAATGAGTGGATTAACATCCCAGCTTAGATATATTGGATTCTCACAAGTATTATACAATTCTACTATAACAGTACGCATGGAACGTAGCGAGTTACTTCGTATGGGAATTAAAATTATTCCGGTGTGTCCCTGGGACGAAAATGATATGGAGGTCGCTGAAAAAAGTAGTTCTAAGAAACATAAATTAGAACGAACTTACAAATGTTCTAGAAAGCATAGAATCAGTCTATTAAGTAGTACTAACGGAGAATTGCGTGGATGGACATAACAAGAGGGAATCATGATAAATGAGATACGTATGGCAATGAAGTATTCTGATACTCTACCCGAAGCTATTCAACTTATCGAACAGATCCAGAGTTGCATACGTGACGATGGAACTATGTCTCGTGAAAGTCGCAGTCAACTTATGTCTGATTTCTGGAAATTAGTAAAGACTGTAAAATTAGCTTCCTCTTGATTTGAGGACTTTCCCTCCTCGGAATGTTATTCCCTTTCGTTGCTTATGCCAGCATTCTGGACTACACAGATTAAAATGTAAATTGCGCTTAATATTAGTACGTAATTTAAATACACTTTTACCGCACCACGTACATGAGACTTCTGCCCATGATTGCTGTTTAATATAAATCTTTCGACAACTCACACATCTTACTTGACGCTTAGATCTACTTGGTGAAATATGTACACCACAATCCTCACAAGAATCATTATTAGGTGGAACACGAGTAGGCAGTCCTAGCATAACTAAGATCTGCCTTACTCGTTCGCGTGTAATACCTAAGATTTCTGACATAGCCGATGCCGTAATTTCAGGATTCTGCTTCCTTAATTCTTCTACTCTATAAGTATTTTTTCCGTACGGCATTAGAACTTGCCCTTAATATATTAGGAAATACGAGAAAGATTTCCCTTACTCGTCATCAACATCCTTAGACCGGAGACTAGTTCCTTCTTTTCCGTGTGCGTAAGCCTTCTCTAGTTGCAAAGGAGTGAGGAAACTATTTAGTAAATCCTTATCCCATTTCCCAGCCCCTCGTCGTTTGTACTGTGAAATCTGTACACCCTTTGAGATCAAAGTTTCAGCTTGCCTACTTTCCATAAACTCATGGATTTCCGAATCAATTATTTTTCGTTCCTTAGCCGCTTCTCTAGCTTTTGATTCTACTTCAGATAATAAATGACGACGCTCGATCTTATCCTGTAACTCTATCAACTCAGGACTCTCTTCTGTTTGTGTTAATATATCCAAATCTATAATTTCCATTCTTGCTCCTTATGCACATATTCCATTTCTAATTCAGTAAAACTATTTATTACTTTATTGAGTTTTAGACTAACTTCAAATGTCATTTCGAATTCCCATTCCCATCTGTCATCTTGCATGTATCTGTCTGTATCGGGAATGAAATCAATTCCTAGATCAACTAACTCGTAGTAATCATCCTCATGGCAAGTCATGATTCCTATTAATGAATCACAACTCATATCTTAGGCTTGATGGTAACTTCTACTTTGTCGGAACCACCACTGTATTGAGCCTGAATCACTAGATCCGATGGAGTAAGTAGTGAGTCAAAACCAAATGCATTTTCATCTAATGCTTCGTGACTTCTCTTAACACCATCGCAGAATTGCGCAAGAACATTGACTGGAATTTCCAGTGCCTTAGCAACCTTTATGATTGCCTTGGAATCTAAGTTGTTGAAGTTCTCTATGTACCAAGATGTCATACTATTTCCCCACTTTCGTTCTGACTTAGATGCCAAGGTTCGTTTTTTAATCTCTTGACTTATCCATAGATCAGCTTTTTCCAGTGCTTCTAAATAGGACTTTCCCCACTCAATTGGATCATCATTACAAGCAGTTAAATGGTTGGAAACAGCATCCTCCATTACTCGTAATCTCTTCATTGTTAAACTTATAGTCATTCTTCCCACTCCTCATAAGGTACTAGTTGTCCCCAGTTAGGTCCAACTTCTGCTTCAACCGGTGTAGGCACACTCAATGGAACTATAGTTTCCATAATCTTACTAGCATTGGGAATTAAATACTTAACATGTTCTCTAGCACACGAAAATACTAATTCATCATGAACTTGAAGAATCATCCTAGCATTGATTTTATGTCTATTTAACATCTTCATGATCTCAGCCATTGCTTGCTGAATGTGTCCAGCTGAACCGCCTTGAACTGGTGTGTTAACAGCATGGCGTTCAGCCTCTCTTCTCATATGATAATTACGTGAAGTTATCCCAGGGAGATAGCGTTTAAATCCAAAGTGAGTCTCAACATACCCGTAATTCTTGGCAAAGATTATCATTGCATCTGCCCATTGCCAAAACTGAGGATAGAGTCTTCTATGTTCTTTGAGGAATTTTTGAGCAACTTCCAAGCTACATTCTAAAGTCTGTGCTAGTTTTCTAGCTTCTGCTCCATACAAAGCCGCAAAATTACCATTCTTGCTTCCTTTGTAATAGTAGTCCCAATCAGCATGACTAGGAGTTATATCGTAAATTTCCCTACAAGTATTCTCATGAATGGAAACTTCTCCATCGTTGAAAATCTTCATCATAGTTACATCTTGGGATAAATGACCAGCCCATCGTAATTCTATTTGGGACTGATCGATAGCTACAATCTCATGACCAACTTCATCACCTATGATGATCTCTCTGATAACCTTCCACTGGATGTCTCTTGCTGGTATATTCTGAATGTTAGGACCAGATGAAGAACCACGAGATGTCAATGTAATGATCTGATTAAAACTAGGATGGACCCTAAAAGTCTTAGGGTGAATATGCTTTTCCATTCCAGAGATAAACGTTGAGTTAATAGTACTTAAACTATTAAAATCAATTAACTTACCTACTATGGGGTTTTCATGTCTGATTGATTCTAAGTCTCCAGCGGCTACAGAATACCTACTTTTTGAAGGAGTCAATTTCGTAGGTGAGAGTTTCAAATCCTCAAACAAAACCTTTGCTGTTTGATCTCCAGAGCGTAAATTAAACTCTGTAGACTCTCCCATTTTCTCTTTGTAAAGATCAAAGACTTCTTTTTCAATCCCTCTTAACATACTCTTAATCAAAGGCTTTAATGATTCGATTCTATCTATGTCAAGTTCAATACCTTCATACTCTGAGTCAATCACCCAAGGGAGCAACTTCATCAAAGTATCCTCAAAGTATCTTCTCTCCCCATCATCAAACTTTGACTTTGCATACTCTGCATACAACAAAGTATAAATAGAATCATTACATCCATAAGGGAAAACTTGAGCTAATGGAGCTTCACTTAAAACATGTTTTTTTAAATCAATTATGGAATTAATATCGTTCAGTGTAATCCCAAATGTTGCTTTGGTAAGAGGCTTTAATCCAACTTGCTCTTCTCGTAATGAGTAAGCAGCTAGAATAGTATCGAATATTTTTCTGAATCTCAACCCATACTTTTTTAAACTTTGTATTTCATACTTGCTATTATGCATAAAAACTTCACATCTCTCAAAGTGAGGTTGAAGCAATGCTAGAAGTACATGTGGGACTTGGGAAGAATTCTCTAAATCAAAATTCCCTAGAGGAACATCGGCGTAATCAGAAGTGGGAATATACCATGCTCGTATTGTTTCGTCTAATCTATACGCAATAGAAAACCCAATGAGTTTATTCTGAATCGGATCTACATTCTTACTGCTTTTGTTGTTTCGAACCCAATCAGGTTCATCACACTCAATGTCAAAAGCGAACTCTTGTACCTGAGACAATTGCTCTAGTAAAACTGCAAACTTCTCAGCTGTATCTCCTAATTCTAAATTATATTCCTTTGGCTTTTTCAGCTTTCCGGAATCATCCAAATTCTCATTTAAACGTCTTGATATATTTCTGTAATCCCACTCTAATACTTTTGCACTGACTGCTCTATTCACCCCAGCTGGATGATACAGTGGCATTACTGGATAACCATTCCAATCATAAACTTTACCATGTCCTTCTGCTAGAGAAATTCCCAACAAAGTCTTAGTGGCAATTCTTCCTATGGTAAAGATTACTTTAGGATCTACAATGGCAATTTCTGATAGCAGAAAAGGCATACACGCATCAATTTCATTCTTATACGGATCACGATTCTCAGCAGGATGACAACGAATTGTATTTGCAAATCGACATTCATCCAGATCAATCTCAGCTAATCTAGTTATCAATCTTTCTTTTAGATATTGGCCTGATCTACCAACGAATCCCTCACCGATTCTATCCTCGTTTTCACCTGGAGCCTCACCAATCCAGAGATAGGGAGCATCGATAGGTCCACTCCCAGGAACTCCACATATAGAAGAATCCGTTAATCGAATAGCAGTTTTAGACTGAATAGGAACTGTGTATTCGCGCTTAACCTGTCCTTTGTTCTTTCCAGATTTGATAATACTCTCTGTGTACTCTCCGCATTTTCGACAATTTAAAATAGCTTCACGTAATACAGCTTCACTCATGATAATTCTTCCTGTCCCTCTAATCGAGAACCTACAAAATCCCTAACTTTTTTGACTGAACCTCTACCAAATCCTGGAATGTTAAATAACTCACTGTTAGTGAGTTGAACTAGAATCTGGAGATCAGGAGCAACTTTTGCTAGTTTTAAAGCACGTTTAATACCAATGCCCATTCTTTCGTAAATCTCAGCTAATGGGTCATTCATTAATTCAAAGTTAAGGATCTTCTTTTTTACAAAAACTTCTGTTTCTCGGTTAGTAACATTCCAGAATTTTTCTTGTGATAACACAAAAGCGGCTAGATGTTTTATATCAGGAACATGTCTTATATGTCCACCACCAGCTTCAAACTTCATCAATGCTGAGTTGAACCAATGCCACGAATAAGCGGCATCCTGAAGCTGTCCAGTACGGTAATTTATATCCCTCATTTTCCCAGTAGATAGATTAATAGACATCGGATGACCTATAAAAACAATATAAGCTACATCATAAAACTCTAACATTCGAATAGGTTGATGTACTAATCTTCCATCTCTTAAACTAGCAAAAGCGTCTGATGGGTAGTGTTTGAATTCTAACCCAACACTTATATGTTTGTCTTCAACTATACCATCAAAGCATAAATCTGCACATTCAAGAACTCTACTACTAACTCTACCAGAGAGAAGAGGAATTAATTCATGTCCAATATGACCTTCAATACATTCGTTACTATCAAGAGTAATCATTCTTCTTCTTCATCCAGTGTTTTGTCGTAATTATCTCCAATGAGAATCTTCATGCGTTCAGTTGGAATTTCAGTTCCTTCCAACATACTCTTCACACCTTTGAAATTAACGTCAGTTATCACAGCCCCGATTAAATCATTATCGTCTCTGCATTTCTCAACAAGTAGCCAACGACGATCAACTCCACCTGTTTTTGGATTTTGATCTACCCCAATCCTAACTACTAAATCAGCATCTTGTAATGCTTTTTTATTCCCATGGTATTTATACAATCCAGTAGATTGTCCCTTTGAATTGTGGATTTCTGACGCATGATTCAACATCAGCAAATTCAAATTAGTTGCGCGTAATGATTCAAACGGAGCAAGGAAAGCATTGTTCGCATACTTCCATTCAAATTGGAGGAACTTCTGATTCCTCTCTTCAGCAATTTTCTTTCTAGGTTCCACTGTTACTTCAGAGCATATATTCCACAAGTTACTAGCTGTATCAATTACAATAGTACCCTCTGGAGCCATCTCTGAAACACCCTTCATCCAATCCAAACAAAACTGCCACATTTTATTATAATGCTGTTGTAACCTGATAAAAGGAGGCTTTCCATCAAAGCATTGTTGCCAAGCTTCGGTAATAAATACTTCATTAGGATTTAAGTTATCTTTTAAAACCTTCCTTCTCAAAGCAGAAAATGGTCCATCTGTTTCTAATGACAATATATAAATCGGAGTAGGAAACCCCATTGAGAAATAAGACTTCCCCAATCCAGTCTCACTCCAAGCAACAACAAACCATCTGTTTCGTTCGGCTAGATAACTAGACCCACTCTGAAGAGTATTTATATCAAAGGTCACTCTAATCCTCCTAAATCCAAAGTACTTTCAACATCATCACAAATCCACTTATAAGCGCAACCTTTACAGAGCCAAGTTAGAGGAGTTTTTGGTGGATGTGTCCCCTCGCTTAAATGTGTCGCAACATAATCTCTTCTGTTCAACATGAT